CGGTTCATCCGTGATCGTCTGCGGGCTGTCATCCACCCACACGTCCACGTCGATGCCAGCCGACGCAGCTGCGTCGGCCTTGAGCGTGTCGCCGCCCACGAGCAATACTTGGGAGAACGCATCGGCGTACTCGCCCAGCGTGTCGGTCACGACCTGGCGGTCTTCCTCAGGGCGGCGCGAAATCATCACGACCGTGTTGCCGTCCGCCACCGACTTGCGGGCGAACTCGCCCCACAATGCCGGGTCGGCCGCGAACGTGCGGTCGAAGTCGATGCTGATGGTCAAGGCACGAGCCTCGGGCAGCGAGCGGCCGATGGGAGCCGCTGGCGGCGACGCCTCGGGCACGGGCGAATCCGGCACGCCAGCGAGGATCGCGTCGATCTGCGGCTGCGAAATAGTTGGGAAGGCTGCCGCAATCATCGCAGAGGCACCGACCTTGGTGATGAGTCCCGTGCTGACTTGCTGGATGATTGCGATCAGCCCTGCGATCTGGGCACCGTTGAGCGACACGTCGGCCACCTGCGGCTCGGCGTCCGCAGCCGGTTCCGGCGAGGGAGCCGTCTGATCGACCACAACCTCTTCGACCACCGCCGCCGGGATCGGCTCAGGAGCCGCAGCCGCCTTGTCGAGCGTGGTCATGTTGAGTTGGACGAACCGCGTGTCGCCGCCTTCGACAGGATTCATGTTCTCCCATGAGCGGATCTCGTTCACGCTTGCGACGCCGAGGTTCCACAGCGTCTGGTAGTACGCCGACCGGCCAGCGGCATCGGCCCGCAGCACGCCACGGGTGTCGAACTCCGCGAAGTATTCTTCGTCGCCGTCGAGCAAGTCGCGGGTGATCGCGGACTCGATGCGGCGCAGCCACGGCGTCAGGCCGTTCGTGAGGAAGTCGAGCGATTGCTGTTCGATATTCGAGAACGACGAACGCGACAGGTCGCCCACGAGGTGCGGTGGAACGCCGTAGATGCGGCAGATTTCTTCGACCTGAAACCGCCGGGCTTCGAGGAACTGGGCCTCTTGGTTGTTCCCGCCGAGTTCGTTGACCTTCAGCCCGCCTTGCAGGACGGCCGTGCGGTTGCTTCGGTCAACGCCGCGATGGGCGCGTTCCCATTGGTTCCGCGTGTTCTCGGCCGCTTCGGGCGAGAGCATCTGATCGGTGGACAGGATGACCCCAGGTCTCGCGCCATTGCCGAAGAACGACGCCCCGTGGATCTCGCACGCCCGCGACAGGCCGATGGCGTCGCGGGCCAGTTCGATCATGCTCATGCCGTTGACGCCGTCGTCGCTCATGCCGCGCACGAGGAGGATCGCGTCTTGCGTGTAGACCGTGGACGACCCAGATGCCTCGCGGTACGTGTATCGGAGTCGGTTGTTCTCCAGTTGTTCAATCTTGCCGCGACTCGGGTGCAGCGGCACGATCTCCGAGATCGTGCCGCCTGAGTAGACCTTCTCGCCGACCGAGATGCCGTGCGACAGAAGGTGGAGCATCAACTGCTCGCGCCACTCGAAACTCGTCTGCCACGAGTTCGGCTGCGAGTGCAGGAGTCGGTACAGCGGATGCTCGCGGGCGACTTCCTTTCCGCCACCAGGGAGTCGCCGGTAGAGGTGCAGCGGTAGCCCGGCAACCGAGGTGGACAACACGCGGATGCAGGCCAGCACCACGGTCGAACGCAAGGCCGTCTCGGCGTCCACCCGCACGCCAGACGGGTTGCGGTTGCTGCCACTCCAGCCGCCTGACTCGTAGTCGAAGTGCCGGGAGTCACCCTCGGGGAGCCACAGAATGCGGGTGTTTTGGGCGATCATAGGATCAGGATGGACGGTGCGGGTTTGTCTTCCGGTGGCTTGTGAGCGGCGTGGATTCCGAGAGCCATCACGAGAGCGACGATGCCGTCGATGCGATCTGCACTGCCATGCGGCGGCTTGACCGGCTTGATGTTCCCTGACGCATCGACCTTCACACTCGCGTTGCCCGCCATCCACGACAGCACGGGGTTGCCGCCGTGGCGGATTTTGCCTGAGATCGCCAGCCCTTCGAGTTGCTTCGACGGGCTGGACATCGAGCCGAAGCCCTGCCCGAAACCTACCACTTCAAGCCCATCACCTTGCAGTTGGAGTGAGAGCTGCGTCGCGTTCCAGCGGTCGATGGCGATCTGCCGCACGTTGTATTTTTTGGCGAACTCGTTGATGTCGCGGCGGATCACGTCGTAGTCGGTGACGTTCCCGCTCATCATGGTCAGGCCGTTTTCCGGCTCCTTTGCCCAGGTGACGTATGGAACGCGGTCACGCCTCTCCCGCTCTTGAGCGTTGTCCCCTGGAATCCAGAAACGGCACAGCACGTCGTACGTGCCGTCCGGGGCGGGGAACACCGCGACGAACGCCGACGTGTCGTAGGTGGTCGCAAGGTCGAGGCCGCACCAGCACTCGCGGCCGTCGAGCGGGGCAGGGGGGCCGGATGCGCAGGCGTCCCACACTTCCATCTTGATCCAGCGGGTGTCCTGCTGCGTCCACTGGTTGAGCCGGTAGCGGCGGAAAGCGTTTTCTTTCGTGCTGGAAAGTTGGGCCTCGCGGCAGTCGGCGGCGAAGTCTTCCGGCTTGATCGTCACGCCCCACGATGGATTCGCCTTCGGCCACGTGTCCTCGGCCGTCCACTCGTCCGCTTCGTCGGCCTCGTGGATGCACGGGAAGAACGTCGGGTCGTGCGTCCAATCCCGCTGCACCGCCTTGGCGTAGGAGTACTGCTCCCAGCAGATCGAGTTGCGGTCGTAGCCAGCCGTCGTGATCGACACGAGAAGCGGCTGCTCACGCGCCGCGCCACCGTAGCGGAGCGCATCCCAGAGGCGGCGGTCTCGCTGGGCGTGCAATTCGTCGAACAACAGACCGTGGATGTTCAAGCCTTCCGCCCGGAACGCCTCGGCGGAAAGGACGCGATAGAACGAGGACTCGTTGCGATAGGCAATCGTGCGGCGGGAGTCGATGACTTCCAGCACGCGAGAGAGCTTCGGCGACGCACGCACCATGCTCGCAGCCTCGCGGAACACCACCGACGCCTGCTCGCGGTCGGCGGCCGCGCCATAGATTTCAGCACCAGCCTCGCCGTCGAGGGCGAGCAGATACAGCCCGATGCCAGCGAGCAGCGTCGATTTTCCCTGCTTCTTCGCCGTCGAGATGTAGGCCACGCGGTAGCGGCGTGTGTTGTCGTCGAGCCGCTTCCAGCCGAACAACTCCGCAAGCATCGCTGCTTGCCAATCGAGCAGCGTAAACGGCTGCCCGGCGTGCTTCCCCTTGGAGTGCCGCAACCACGTCTCGAAGAAGCCGACGACGTGCTTCGCCGCCTCGGGGTCGAAGTAGTAATCAAGCCCCTGGCGTGCGGCGTCGCTTCGCAGCGTAATCGGCAACCGGGTCTGTTTCTTCTTGCCCATGCGTGCTTACCTGCGACCGGCTGCTCGGCGTCATGCCGAACTCTTGCTCAATTCGCAGCATCGCGGCGTGATGGCGGTGCATCTGCGTGGCCCACGGGGCGACTTGCGTGTATTTGATTCGCAGCCTGCCGTCGGTGCGGTTTGGGTCTGGCTCCCAGTGCGTGTATTCCTCGCCGCCGACCTTCACTTTCTCATAGCAGTCAAAATACAAGACCGTCTCGATGCAGTACCGCGTCAGCGTCGGCACGTCGGCCTCGGTGAGTACCCGCATCCGCGCGAGCGTTTGCACCGCTTCTTTCCAGACTTCGATGCTCTTGCCGTCGAGGGTCTTCGGCGGCGGGAAGTCCTGCGGCATGAGGGCAGGCGTCGGCTCGTCGGACGGCAGCGCGTCCTTCGACGGGTTGCCGCGAATGTATTTCAGGATCGACGGTTCGGGGGCGGGGCCGCGTTTGCCCATGTTTATTCCTTCGGCTTGAGCCACTGATCGGCAACCGCTCGAGCAACAGCCTCGGTCATTCTCGGCGGAACGCTCATTCCTATCATGTACTTTCCAATCCTATCATCCTTCGCCACGTAATCATCAGGGAACGAGCCGAGTCGCTTCTGCTCACGGAACGTTAGGCGACGGCACTCGCTCCAGTGTCGGACGCAATCCGTTGCAGTAATCGTGCACGACGGCCTTGAGCGATCTAGCCTCACGGTATTGAAGCCTGACGTTCTCCCCTCCGATCTCTGCACAAAGTGCGCGTACGACTTTCCAGGTTTTGTTCGGTGCCAGCACTTGAGGTCAAACGCTGCCGGGGCCGTTTGATCTCGCTCCTCGTCTGACAAGCAGCCAAGGTCGGCACACGCTTCCCCTACTGAAACCCAGCGGTGCCTCGGCTTGAAGTCCAGCGGCGTGTGGCTCACGTCCTCGCGGACAGCGCAGAAAAAAACTCGCTCCCGTCGCTGCGGAACTCCGCAGTCAGCGGCGTTGATAAGGAACAGTTGCGGCCGGTAGCCCAACTCCCGGAATCGCTCCATGATGAGTTTCGTGTAGCCCTTCGCGTTTCCAAGGATCATCCCTTTGACGTTTTCTGCAATCGCCACTTTGGGACGCAGCCTGCCAACAAGGTCGAGGTA